GGGTTATGCTAACGAACCCACTGCAGATATGATTGAGTTCTGATAACTTAGGGGCACGGGGTTTGACACTCTGTGCCCTTTATGTTAGACTCTTATGCGTATGCGTATCGGCAGTGATTGGTGCGGTTTTCTTATGGTCGCCGCGCGGCGTAGCGTGTTCTTAAGCGCCCCCCGTATATAAAAAAGGCAAACTACCCTAACCTACAGAGGTGACAATTCGACCTCTAAGTATCAGACTCATAAAATTTTTCCGGACCATAAAAACCACTTCAGAATCTGGCACACATAAGTCCACCGAGGACCAAGAATACCCTTATAATACACAAGTAACAAACAGAGAACCAAAGATGGCCAAATGGATTCATAAGGGCAATTATTCTCGCCCAGACAAACGCACAGTGAGAAAAGGTGGCAAGAAGAAGTAGACCCTATTGGAACTTTTGGAAGGTTGTCTTCGCGGGATGGTTAATCAGGTATCCACGGCAATGCTTTACGATACTTGGAGTACCTCTTGGATTTCTGATTGTTCTGATATATAATGCGGTAACGAAATAAAAAGTTACTAAAAAAATTCCGGAATATTTTTTATGACTGAAAAGGTTTATCACATATACGCAAAGGGCGAATGCATTTATCACAGTTTATCAGAGGAGAAATTCACTGAGACTTGGGAGATGTTGCATAAAATGGTTGAACTTATTGATGTAAAATTTTCCAAGGATGATTTATCTTATGAGCAATTGTCAGTAAACAAAGAGATGGTATTAAATTCCTCTCATTAACCTTGAAGGGAGAATTGACAAAGCATATATAGACTGATAAAATTTGAACTGAAGGTTAATTTAACTTATGGCAAAAGGATTCACTGTAAAAGCAGCAGCACCTAAAGCAGCAGAAGCTGATTGGGATTATGATGCTATCAAAGAAAGAATGCGAGGTAAGAGTATTGTATTCTGTTTACCTGGACGTGGATGTTCTTTTATTTTTCTAAAGGCATTTGTACAATTGTGCTTTGATATGGTACAAAATGGAATGAGTATTCAAATTTCTCAGGATTACTCATCAATGGTAAACTTTGCACGTTGTAAAGTATTAGGTGCAAATGTACTTCGTGGACCAAAGCAAATTCCTTGGGATGGGAAGTTGCAATATGATTATCAACTATGGATTGACTCGGATATTGTCTTTACCACAGAAAAGTTCTGGCAACTCTGTGATCTTGCTCTGAATGAAGAGGGAGAAGAAAAAGAGATTGTTGCTGGTTGGTACGCAACAGAAGATGGGCACACGACTTCAGTAGCACACTGGTTAGAAGAAGATGACTTCCGTAAGAATGGTGGAGTGATGAACCACGAAACTGTGGATTCGATCAGCAAGCGTCGTAAGCCATTCACTGTAGACTACACAGGTTTTGGATGGGTGCTCATTAAGAAGGGTGTCTTTGAGAATCTTGAATACCCTTGGTTTGCTCCAAAGATGCAAGTCTTTGAGTCTGGTGCAGTACAAGATATGTGTGGTGAAGATGTCTCATTCTGTCTTGATGCAAAGGAAGAGGGCTTTGATATCTGGTGCGACCCTCGTATTCGTGTAGGTCACGAAAAAACTCGCGTAATCTGATGAAAGAGAAAACCTACGATATCTTATACAATGGTCGTAGACTTTATCAGAACCTCACTCTAGAGTCTTGTAGTGAGGTCTTACAAGAAATCTCAGAGCAGTATTGTTCTGGTGATGACATTGATCCTAATTTAATTGAACTGGAGGAAATTCCTTATGGCACTGAATAAAACAATCTTTGAACCCGGAGCCCCGAAGAAAACTCGTCAAGGACGCTCTCCTCGTACACTACTAAGTCCAACGTCTCGTAATGGACGTAAAAAGAAGTATCGTGGGCAAGGTAAAGGTTAATAAAAAATATTTGGAGTGCTTAAATAGAAATAAGCACTCTTTTTTTATGTTTTCAGAAAAAGAACGATACATTTTAAATTGGATAAAGGAAGTATCAAAAATTAGACCTGAATTGAATGGATTTGCCATCTGTCCATTTGCTGAAAAGTCTAAATTTAAGATTGTAGAGTGCTCTGTAGAAGAAATTTATCCAATAGATGGGTATCAGGTCATTATTTTTATAGTAGAAGATCACTTCGACTTAGATTCCGTTCAATTTTGGGTTGATTATCACAACAAAAAACACGAAAATTGGAAATTTTTTGAAGATTGTGGTGCTTATAAGACTTATATTAATGGCATTCAGACCAATAATGGTAAATATAATTTAATTTTGGGTCAACCAACAGACAAATTAAGGAAATTTGGAGAAAATCTTGCAAAAACTTCATATTATGACCTTTGGGATGATGAATACTTGAGGGAAATTCTTGAAAACGACTATGATATAATAGAAAAACGGGATAGCAACCCCGTAAAAAGTTCTGATCTAACAAATCAGGAGCAAAACAATGACCAAAAAAGTCGATAAAGACCAAAATTTTATGAAAAATGAGTGGGGAACGGAATTTTTATCAAGTGAGTATGGGTGGGAAGAGAAAATTGAGCGTCAAAAGATGCTTAGAGAGATTTCAAATGATGATTTGACCCCTAAAAAGCACGATTTTGTAATTCAAAATGAACTTCATTCAAAAATTCGTAATGATGATGATTATGATGACTGGGAGTATGGTACAGAACCACTTTATGAGACGAAACCACTCTAAATAAAGTATATTTGCCTGCAAAATATGCCTCTAGAGAGGATAAGTAGAGATTTTAAAGATATAAGTATGACTTTCCAATCAAATCCTTTAAATCGGGATTTGATTGGAATAAAAAATGAGACGGCTATTGCAAGGTCAGTTAAAAATCTTGTGCTTACTTCTCAGGGAGAAAGATTTTTTAATTCAAGTTTTGGTACTAAAGTTTCAAAACTTTTATTTGAAAATATTGATGAAATGACAGCATCAATTATAAAAGATGAAATATCTTTCACTTTAAATACATATGAACCTAGAATTGAAGTAACAGATTTGACGGTAAGTCCAAATTATGATGATAATGAGTTTGCTGTTACGATACAATATAAAATTATTGGGATCGATGTTCTTCCTCAGCAATTATCATTTGCATTACAACCAACAAGATAAATGACCCTAGTAAATTTTACAAATCTAGACTTTGATCAGATAAAAGTATCTTTAAAAGAATACTTAAGATCAAATTCAAATTTTACAGACTATGATTTTGAAGGGTCTAATCTCTCCACGATCATAGATTTATTAGCGTATAATACATATATTTCTTCTTATAATGCTAACTTTGTTAGTAATGAGGTTTTTATTGATAGTGCTACTTTAAGAGAGAATGTTGTTTCTCTGGCACGTAATATTGGATATGTACCACGTTCAAGAACTGCTGCAAAAGCAAATGTATCTTTCTTTGTAGATACAAGTACTTTTAGTACTATTCCTCTTACAATAACTCTTAAGAAAGGAACTGTTTGTTTATCAAACTCTACCTTTGGAGATACAAATTTTTCTTTTTCCATCAAAGATGATATTACAGTTCCTGTAGTAAATGGAATTGCTCTATTTGATAGTATTGATGTTTATGAAGGTTCATTAGTAACTGCTAATTTTACTGTAAATTCGAATAATCCGAATCAAAAGTATATTTTAGAAAATGCGAATATTGATACATCAACAATTTCTGTCGTTGTTAGAAATACTGAATCTAGTTCTGTTACAAGAAATTTTGCTTTTTCTGATAGTATTTTAAATGTAACATCAGATTCTAGAGTCTTCTTCATACAAGAAGTTGAAGATCAGAGATATGAATTGATATTTGGTGATGGTGTATTCGGTAAAAAGTTAGATAACTTAAATTATATTGATGTTTCATATTTAATTACCAGCGGTGAATCTGGTAATGGTGTGAGTGATTTTCGATTTGCTGGAAGACTTTTAGATAACAATGGAAGAGTTATTACTGATGGGATATCACTTGTAACGACTAATTTAGTATCGAGAAGTGGAAAAGAGATTGAATCTGTAGAGTCAATTAAAAAGTATGCGCCGAGAATATATGCAGCTCAAAACAGAGCAGTAACTGCGAATGATTATGAGAGTATAATTCCTAAGTTATATCCAGAAACCGAATCAATATCTGTTTATGGTGGAGAAGATCTTGATCCACCAAGATATGGGCGGGTATTCATTAGTATAAAACCATTTAATGGACCATTTGTATCAAGTCAAGTAAAGGATAATA